TGGTGGACGTGGTCATGACTGGGTAAAAAAGAAATTCATTACTGGGCCTATTGCATTCATACCTTCAAGCTACCTTGATAATATCTACCTTGATACAGAGGAATATACTAAGAGCCTTGAAAAACTTGATGCATTAACCAAACGTCAATTAATGTATGGTGACTGGGATGCAGTTATTACAAAAGGATTATTAATTAACCTTGAAAGATTACATCAAAATGTTATAAGAATTGATGATACCTACAAACCAGTATTCAGCACAATAGGTATTGACCCAGCTGGAAGCGGTACTGATAAATTCAGTGTATCATTATTAACATATTTCACTAATAACCGATTTGTTTTAATGGATTTGATGGCTACACCGGATAATGATATGATTGAAGAGCAAGTAAGGAATTTCATAATAAGAAACATGAAATATAATCCGGTATTATTAAACTTTGAAAGAGAACCTGGAAGTAGAAGTGAGGATGCATTGAAATATTGGATAGGAGTATTAGCTGATTTATTCAATGAAAACCAAATCATGGACACACCAGCAAGTAACACTGGAAGTAAATATAATCGTGCCAGGCCACATGCAAATCTAGTGAAAGAAGACCAATTATTTTTTAATGAAGAGTTATTATCAGATAACGTTGATGATTATAATCCATTGAATAGTTTATTTAATCAATATGTCTATGTTCATCCAAAAAAGGAAGTTATGAAAGACTTTTCTAGTCCGGATGAATTAGATAGTATGAGTTACGCAAATATCGCAATGGAAGAGTTACTAAACAATCAAACCAACATTAGTGTTGGAACAAGGATAGGAGCATAAATGATATTATGATTATAGAAGGTCAACCAGTAGATACTGAATTAATACGGATACATAAAAGCATTGCAGATAACCTACGAAACAAGGATATAATTCAATCCATTAACAAGGATACCGCTGAGAATAGTATTGAATTACATCCACCAATCAGCATGACTAACTGTTTATATGTATTCACAAAGTCAAGTCATGTAGCAAAAAGTTGTAGGATTTTAGCTGCAGACATTATCTATAATGAAATCACATTAACACTTGATGGAATAGACGAACCAACAGAACATCAAGTTAATCAGATAACAAAAATTAACGATTACTTAAACGATAATATAGATGAACTCTATTACTTAGCAGTTGATTATTATTATGCCGGTTGGTGTGCAATGGAGTATACCTGGAATAATGTTGAATTCAAACTCCAACAAATACCAATCCATTCATGTAAAATTGTTAAGGTTTCAGTTCAAGGTTCATCAGCATACTTGTTGAAACAACAGATCAACAGTACAACTAAATATTTTAAAATCATGGGTCAAGATTATCCTGTGAACTTCATGGAATATGAAGGAGTTAAATTAGGATATGCTAGTTTGATTGGTGGTGACAATATCTATCAATTTTTCAGTTTACCTAAATGGATACAGGATTATGAGAAAATACTCACAGAGATTGCAATAGCTGCCAGTGATTATAAAACCGTCAGTAATGGTAATATATCAAGTGGTGTTTTGAATATTAACATGGAACCGCAAGTGAAAAAACCATTACAATATGATGCTAATGGTAATCCGGTTGAAACTAAATCACGTGAGGATATTATAACTGAAGAGTTACAATCTGCTAATGGTGGAACTGCAGTAATATTCACTGAATCCAATAGGCCTATGAGTCTTGATTATGTTAGTCTTGCTAATAGTAATCAATCTTATTTATCTGATTTGAGTGTTAAATGTCAGCAAGCTGTTTTGAATGATTACAATATACCATTAGTAAGATTAATGATTAATACTGAAAAAGAATCAATGAATAGTGACAAGACAAAAAGCATATGGGAGATTTACACTTTAAACCTTAAGAATGAACAAAAAATCTTCAAACTATTCATAAGAGAACTAATAGAAGACCTTTACAGTTTAGATGTTAATGTTGACATAGCCACACCAATATTTTCAGATAGACGTGAGATTGAAATTAAAATATTAAGTCAAGCTTGGAATGATGGAGCATTAACATTACAACAATACATTGAAGGATTATCTGAATACATCTCAGTTATTGATTTACAGGAATATGACTTTACAGTTAACCCTACAGTATGGGAGTATCGTAAACTACCGGAACTTCAACCAGGAATTAGCCCTGAAGATGAGGAAATAATCAATCAAGTTGAGGCGGAATTAAATGCGATTAACACATCAACATGATTATAAAAACTATCTTGCTAATAAAAGAATAAGTTTTATTCAAAAAGCACATCATACAATCCATATGAGAGTGCAATTAGCAAATAACCGTTTAGTTGATAAAAAAATCATTGAATCTGAAAATGAAATACCAACTGACGTAAGAGACCCTTACGCACCTGGTTTAATTGCAAGAGAAATATTACCTTATAATCAAATAGCTACCAGTCAAGATTTAAGACGTGTGTTAAAGCATAGTGTAGTGAATCGTAATCCTCAAACTCAAATGGAAGCTACAAAAGTAATCAATGCGGTTACTGGTGACATAACAACTATTGAAGTTGAAAGAATGGTTAAAAACTTAAACTATGTTGAAAATGTATTGAATAATGCAAATGTAGATATTGGTAAATACGAATCATTAGTTAAGAAATTACCACAATCAACCAGTCGAAAAGAAGTATTGGAAAGATGTATTATGACAGATACACCATTACCAGCAAACCGCAGACAAGCATTCCTTGAAAGAGCATTAGAAAGAGGCCATAACTACAAAGGCAGACAATACACTTACAAAGAATTAAACCAATTATCACGTGACCTGGAGCGTTATAAAACAAACAGATTAGATTTTGAAACCGCAGTAATGGAAAACCGTCAAGCAAACCGAGAAGGCTATGAAAATGTTAACCAGGAAAAAACTTGGATATGGTCCACCCTTGAGAACACCAGGCATGAGGAACTTGACGGTGAAACAATACCCTTATCTAGCAAATTTGAAGTAGTCAATAGTCAAACTGGAGATGTCGATTACTTACTATTTCCTGGTGATGTAGCTAATGATCATAACAACTGCAGCAACATTTGTAATTGTCAATGCAGTTATGAAATTAATTAAATCTTATTTTTAAAAAAAGAATTTGGAGTTGATACAGATGGTATTACTCTGCAAACAAAAAGCATTATACGTTAAATGTTGTATTATAGCAAATGGTATTACCGATAGTCAAGGCGATACCTTATATGCAGAGGATATTAAAAAAATCTTCACAAGTTTTAACAATCAAGATAATTTTGAAGTATATCACAATGATATTCCAATACAGGAAGTATCATTACTTGAAAATTATATTAGTACTGCTGATGAAACTATTGGCACAGCCGTAGTGCCTAGTGGAAGCTGGAATGCGGTAATAAGAGTTGACAATCCGGAAATTCAAGAGGCATTGTTAACTGGAGAATTTAAAGGTGTTAGCCTAAACAATAGAATTGCCGAACCATGCAAAGCAAATCTCACCGGTCAAGTGAGGTATCAAGATATTGCAGATGCGGAATGTATCATACCATTGTTAATTTCTTTTGTAGAAGCTGGAGCTAATGGTTATGGATTACATGTTATGGATTATGACGCATATATTAAGAAAAGCAAGGATATTGTTATTAAAAAAAATGGAGCTAAAATAATGGACTTCAAAGAATTTATAGATGGTCTTAAATCTCTCATTAAACAAGCAGAAGACACACCTGAAGAAGAACCTGCTGTTGAAAAAGAAGATGATGAGACCAAAAAAGAAGATGAAGAACCAGTAGTTGAAAAAGCCGAAGAAGAAACTACTGAAGAAGAAGCTACCGAAGAAGAAGCCGAAATCAAAAAAGAAGATAAGGCTGAAGAAGAAGTAGCAGATGAAGAAGAAGAGGCAGAAATTGAAAAAGAAGATTCTGACCTTGAAGCAAGAGTTGCAAAACTTGAGGAACAATTAGCAGAATTACTCAAAGAAGATACTGATGCGGAAAATCCTGACCCTACAGTAGAACCTGAGGATGAGGACACTCCAAAAATCACTAAATCTGAAAAAGTAGTAATCACTAATGAAAGTGAACATGTAACTCAAACTAACTATTATGAGATGACTGGAAGAGATCCGGTCACTGGTAAAA